GGCAAGTTACCCGCACCCGCTGCCTGTGCGGCACTAATCACAGCACCCTTAATCTCATCACGGATAGCCTGTGCTTCTTCTTTGCTAAGTTTTGGCTTGCCTGACCCATCTTCACTGTCACCGTCACCGTCTTCTTCCAGGTGATCGTCCAATAACATCTTTTCTAATTGGCCGATATCTATCTTGTCTGAATTCTCGTACAAGTAGTCATATACTTCTTCGTAACTCCAACCTTTAAACTTGTTATCAAACAGGATTGGTACAACACTAATCTTTTCTCCAATCCGCTGTTCTACTAGGTCTTGATTAACACAGTAGTCAGCAGCAATATTAGATAGTCGCGGCATACGGTCGCCGCGCCGGCCCATGTGATCATAAACCGCATGCAGAATCTCGTGTCCGACTAGAAACTCGAGCTGTTTTAGCGGCATCCGATTTACAAACTCACTATTGTAATAGAACTTGCGTCCGTCAGTTGCAGCGGTTCCGCACCACGCATCCGCATTGGTTAGTGTCATTCTAGTAGCCAACTGTCCAAAGAACGGCGCCTTTAGCAGCAAGCCAATACGGGCAGTGGTCAATTTCTCACGGGCCGCTGCATCTACACGCGGATCCGTTACTGTTACTACTTTTTCTTTATCAATCACTGTAGAATCTGCCATTTATATGCTCCTTAACTATATGTATATTATAGCGCAAAATGGATTTATGGTCAAACCCATTTGAGGGTAATGTTACTAAGAACCGCGTCATCTTTGACATATATGTACGATGTATTTGGATAATCTCGATCTACATGCCAACAATACAGCGGTTCAAAAAATTCGTGCCCTTTACATGCTATAACAGTGTGTTCGTAAGAATCTCGCTCACAACTAACACCGTATTGCTCGATCATCCAGGACCTGAGTTGATGAAAGTTTTTATAACTAGATTTTGATTGGTAATGATCGTTGTGAATTCGCAATCTATACCGCCACAACCAGTGTCCGGTATGTCGTTTGTCTAATCGTTCAACTTGAAATTGCATAATAAAATAAGGAGGACTTACGGACCTGGATCCTGCCTCCACCTCACACGCGACTCAATTATTTACTAGAACCAGCTGCGGCTAGTACATACTTGCCGTAACGCTGATGGAATTCATCAAAGCTTGGCATCTTACCCGGCACCATTGGCAGATTGTATGTAGTCAGTGCAACTCGCGCACCCATAACAGTGACTTCGGTTGTAAAGTTATCCATCATAAAGCGAAGGAAGTTATCCGCCATTTTGTGGAACTCGGGTACCTTGTCTTTGTTCTTAGTGTAAAAGTCTTGCAATTCATAACACATACTGGTAGTCAGCGAATACATAGCACTCACTTCTTTAGTCTTGAGTTCTTTAACTTTGCCTGCTAGAATGTCTTCGGGCTTGGGTAGCGAACCTGCTACTTTGCGATGAGCCATAAACTTGTGTGCAATACCCTCGCCTACGCAGCCTGCAACAAGATCCGTTAATTCTGACGCGGGCATGTCTGAATCTTTGCAAAAGTCGCTAGCAAAGGTCCAGCTACGCGGTGTAGCAAAACTACGACTATTACTACGCGGATCAAAGTCGAACATGTCGCTCTTGGCGAACGACAGATAACCTACTACATCCGCATGGATCTTGTTCTTAACTGCCCAATTCTGCCAAGATTCAAAGTCTGGACGGACCTCTAAGTGTACAAAACGATTGGCTAGCGGACTAGGCATACGATATGTAACACCTTTGTCCGAATCTCTGTTACCCGCCGCCACCATCACTACATTATCAGGTAGTGTGTACTTGCCAATACGACGATTAAGAATTAGCTGATATGCAGCGGCTTGTACTGCGGGCGCAGCCGAGTTCATCTCGTCCAATAGCAATACTACAATTGGATACTGAGCTGCTAGTTCTTCATCGGGCAAGTCAATTGGTGGTGCCCAATCCATTAAACCTTTGTCTTTGTTATAGAATGGGATGCCACGCATATCCGTTGGCTCCATTTGCGAAAGACGAAGGTCAATCATGTGTCCGCCTAGTTCGCGGGTAATGTCGGCGATCACTTCGGATTTGCCGACGCCGGGTGGTCCCCATAAGAACATTGGTCGCTTGTGTTTAAACGAGCGTAGGATACGACTACGTGCCTCTTCGGGCGTAACCGTACGGGTTTCTGTAACTGCCATTTACAATCTCCTATCTAACGTGTGAAACATTATTATAATGTATTACAGAATAAGCGTCTGTAGCTTTTACACAACAGACGCTCACTTAATTACGCCTTAGCCTTAGCCGCAACATTGGTTTCGCACTTGGCAAAAAATGCTGCTACCTTGGCCGCATCACGCTTGTATTGTGCGAAAGAAATAACCGGCATGTCGTTGGCCTTGCGCTCGCCCATAGCCTCTGCATATGCTTCACGCAAGCCGTCTTCAGAACCAGTAGTCTTGCTAGAAGAAACTTTAACAGTCTTAGCCGCCTTAACCTTAACAGCAGCCGACTTTGGCTTGGTGCCGCGAGCAGGCTTGATTGCAGTCATACCCACCTGAGCAAGATAAGCAATAGCAGCATCCTTGTCCATTGCATTGGGTAATGCAATGATATTAATTTCTGTGCAACCAAAACGCTCAAGTGCTTTGGCACGATTTGCATCGTTAGCAAACTTGTAAACAACAGCACCGTTTTCTACGCAAGTACCTGCAAAAGTAAAAGTCTTAGACATATATGCTCCTCAAAATTACGGGTTAAATTAACTACACAACACCAATAGTATAGCAAAATGGGTATTTTGAGTCTACCGTTTTTTTCGTTGCTTTTTTGCAACAGTTTTGGGTGTTGCTATTGTAACAACTTTAGTTGCATTTTTGAGCCTGTGGAACAAATCTGTTGCTTTTTTAAAATTAAAATTTGGATGGCGATACATATAATCTATTTTACGTTCCAAAACTTGCAAAACTTCTAACAAATCCATTTTTGTTACAAAATCGCTATCCATTAGTATTTTGTTAACATCATGCTTATCTAGCATGTACTCTACCCATTTTTCTGTTGCGGGTATTTTGTGCCATTGACTTTTAAAACCTTTGCTGCGATTTGTTGTTGCATATTTGCTAATGTAAGTACGTGCTAACATATAGCCTCCTATGTACGACTATATATTATATGCAAACTGCGAATTATGTGCAACAGTTGTTAAAGTTGTAAGTTGTCTAAATATTGCTGGAGATTGTCTGCATGTAATCTAAGCATAACAGTTTCTTGTTCGCCTAGCAAGGTGATTTGTGTATGTTTGTTTATATAGTACGGACAAGTTAACAGTCTACTCATCTGTAACAATGTACGGTTTAGTAAAGGTCCGGGTAAGTTAACTTCGTATGTGGGAATTTTAGTGAATTTTTTTATGAATTTTAATCCGGGTTGGCTTAGTCTTAAACTGTAAGGATCAGTATGATTCCACCACCAAATTTTAACATACCTAATATACTCTGAGGTATCACGTTCTGCTGCTTGCAGTATACTCTCAGTGTACGCTCGTTGGTTATGGGTAGATTTGGTCACCTTGTTTCATTAGGACAACGGTGAATTTGTCGGTTTTAAAAAGAGTGTTTAGTTTTTTGCAAAGATTTATAGCATGGCCCGAGTTCGAAAAACTTACTTTCTTATATTTTGGACCAGGATAAGCAATTAAAATATTATGTGTTTTTAAATTAATAGGTTTGTTATCGTAGAAAACCGCCCAAATACCTTCGCTACTTAAAACTTGATCGCTTTTGTAGTTAGTTTTGTTGACGTATTCTAATAACACGGTAGGTTTAGGTCGACTCATATTTGAAATCCTGTGTTATGTATTTATCTTAAAATCTGGGTAGTTTATTAGAAAGCACCGCCATCTAAGCTAATAGAACTGGCTGCTTTTTCCTTGTTATTTTGAGCAGAAACTATTTCTGAAACATTGTTAAGCAATGCAAATATATCAGAATGCAAATTTCTAGCTTCCTCGGCAGACATAACTAACTGTCTACTGTTAGTTTGATTCATTTGTTTTACTCTGTCGTTAAAGTTTCTAATTGATAAACTAATTGCCTGCATTTTTAATCCTTTGTAATTGTTCCTCAGCCTCTGGTTGTGTTTTAAAAGGCCCGTTGAATTTATAACGGTTTAATGTTATATTTTTTGGACAAAATGATAAAGTCCAGGTATCGTTTAAAAAAATTAGGTAGTAACCCGCACAATAAAGACTTTTACTTTTTGAATTTTTACTATAAATTGGAAGTTTTCGAATAACATCAAATACTTCGTTGTAAAATTTACCTTTTACCGGGAATCCATATACTAGATTGTTTTCCTTTGGTTTTTTAACAATGACATTAGAAAATTTTATGTTTAAAAGTTTAGTTAGTTGCTTGACTGTAGGATAATGTTCACGTATTTCATCATGAACGTAAACAAAGCCACCATTTTCTTTTGCCTGAATAGTGGCTATTTTTTGTCCTTGATTTTCAACTACCCAAAATTTATTTTTAATAACTGGTTTGGCTATGGGTTGATTCATTCTTTTGACAGTGTGTAATGTGTGACAATTTTGCCTAATTCTTGGCCAAGATCTTGGCCGTCGGCGATAACATACATATCGTCATCACCGGAAAAACCTTTAGAAACCTTTACTACATATCCTCCGTGGGCAGTATGTATATCAAACGATATTTTTTTATTTGGCAATTTTTTTTCTCCAAAATTTAAATCAATTCCGGACATATCAGTAACAGAAATTGGTCCAATCCCGCCACCTCCGGTAGATATAGCATAATGACTCATAGTTTCATTTGCTCTAACATGATTGCCTGAGCCACTTGAGTGGCAAAATCTTGATCATCGTGAATCATATACAGTGTACCATCATGACGATCTGTCTTTGCATTATACACTCTACATTCAAGAACATGACCACCTACCGCTCGATACAAACAGAAGTTTAAACCGTCTTGTCTAGGAGCGTCTCTTCCTGAAACTACCGTTTCTCGTTGTGCAATTGGTTCTTCTTGCATCAACCAATTTCTCACTGCTCGCCGTAACCAATTCATTATTGTTTCTCCTCTTGTTCGCATAGTATCTTCATCATTTCAAACTTATCATTTAGATCTCGCAGACCCGGATGATGACTCATAAGTTCTTTTAGGCGCTGTTCTTCAAGCATTTTCTCTTGTGCCCATGCCAATGTTTGTTTTGCAGTTTCACTAAGATCAACATGTGCATCGGATCCAAATGGTATCCAGGTATGTCCGTCGTATACTTCGGTCCTGTTCATGCTACTATTCACTCTAACCATACCTGCCATGGGTTGATTGTTAAGATAAGGCATTGTGGTTCCTTGCTGGTTTACGGTTATCCACAAGCTGTTTCCGTAAAGATTTTTAATCATATGTATTCCGTTGTTAAAAATGTTACTGTAAAACCAATAATTAAATAAATCATTGCATGTAAAAACTGATCAACACCAATCCATACCCAAAATGCATTAGAATCTACATTTAATTTTACAGTAGCTCTACGGTGCATAAAATCAAAAATGTAATGCATAACACTATCAAACACTGCAATTATTACGCAGGCCTGAATGTTTAGAAAGTGCATTAGTATAACATAAGTTAACGCACCATGTAAGCCAGCATGTTGAAGACCACCCAGTCTACCAAGGTGGCCTTTGTCCTTGTACATTTGATCACTTTGCCAACAGAAGTCTGCTAGAAAGTGTTTGAAAAATAGCAAGGCTAGTATTAGCCAAGTGGTCATTTAGATAAAGCCTCCCACATCAATTCGTGATCGTACACAGCAACAGTTAATTTAATATAATTTTTACGAAATCCTTCTCTAACTACTTCGGCAATGTGATCAGGACAATCTTGAGTTATTTCAACTGCTGCTCTTGGATACTGTACCCAATCGTCGCACAAAATAAAATCAGGATCACCTTGTTTTATTCTACGAATTTGTTTATTCGGAGTTTGATATTTGATACTCATAAGGTGCCTTCTTCGACCACAGTGTTTGTCCATTTACTACCACGAACGTATTGTTGTGCCGCTTCTAAAGTATCAAACATTTTGGTTACAGAACAGGATCCATCTGGGCTATAGGATTTATGTGTGCGCCAAAACTTGAAACCAAATAACCATTTTACTTCAATTTGTATGGTATAAAAAGTCACTTCGTTGCCATCTGTGAATTTAACAATTCTATATCTATCTGTCATCTAGGATACTCCACCGTTAAAGCATTAAATTTTAAATTAGACATAAATAAAATAAAGGATATCCAAATGTTTATAGAAAACAAATATACACGCACATATAATAACATAATTAACCTAGCAAAAACTAGAATTCTTTCACCAGAAATTTATACAGAAAAACATCATATTATTCCTAAGTCCATTGGCGGTAGTAATTTATCAGATAATATTATTATTTTGACTGCTCGAGAACATTATATATGTCATAGATTACTAGTGAAAATGACCACTGGAATACAAAAATCTAAGATGATTAATGCTGCATGGGCACTCGCAAATTTAAACACAAATAACCAACAAAGAGTTAAAATTAATAGTAAAACATATGCTATTCTTCGTACACAATTTTCTATTACTCACGCAAAGTTTAGAACAGGACAAAAGCATACCAACGAAACAAAAAATAAAATATCTCAATCACTTATAGGAAAACCAAAAAAAACTAAAGGAATTCCAAGAACAAATGAAATAAAATCAAAAATTTCTGCTACCTTAACTGGAAGAGAATTTAGTTCAGAACATAAACAAAACATTAAAAAAAATCATATTGGATTTTCAGGAAAAATACCAACAAAAGAGCACAGAGATAAAATTTCACAAAAACGATTACAAACTCAAAAAATTGAATGTCTATATTGTGCTAAATCACTTGACCCTGGCAATTATAAAAAATATCACGGTGTTCGTTGTAAATTATTTACGGTATGATGACGATAACCATTCATTGAACATGTTAGACGATTCGCTTAATCTGGTTAATTCATATTTGCCACAGAATTTTAAAAAATGTACCCCAACTTGAGTTACTGATTTTGTAGTTACATTTGAAACACAATTATTTATTTTTTCGCGAATAAGTGGAGGCTGTGCAGTCAAATCAATTAAGGTTCTGTTGCGCTCGTAGTCATCTAATACTCTATGTTCAACTCCATTATGATCTGTCCATCTTTGTAATAGCAAATTGTTCCAAGCATATCCTTTTTTATGTTGGTCAGCAAAAGCCTCAGTGAGACCAACTTTGTTTTTGGAACCTTTCGTCCTAACACCCGGATAGGCTGAAAATATATTATCTGTAGGGTCTCCACGCATACACTTTTCAAACAAGATCCACTGCGGATCAGGTATGACCTTGGGTGCCTTAGTCTTTTTATCAATTACCAACTTACCTTTCTTGTCAAGAATGCCCTCTAGTGTATGAAGTTCGTCGGCAACACCATTATATTGCTGTACATTCGGCGCCAGTAACTGATAGAAATCGGTATCCGAGGAAATAATAATGTGATTGTCATTGGGGTGTTGGTGGATGAATCCTGCAATGAGATCATCTGCTTCAAGTTCTGGATGTTGAAGAACTGTGCAATTAGTCTTTTCCTGCAGGAATGTCTTGAGATTATCAAACGCTTCCCAGAATAGTCGGTCCTCTTCTTGTTCCGTTTCGGTGAGTGCTGCACGAGCGACAGCACGATTCTTTTTGTAAGGCTCGTAATAATCTTTTCGCCATGACCGTCCCTCCAAACAGAATACCACATGATCGGCTTTCTGATCCCGCCAAGCCTTATTAACCGAACCGAGGGTAACATGGATAGCGAATCCTAATCTATCCCAGGTATCCGACTGTCGGCTGGCTGAATGACGAGCACGAAAGAATGTGTTTGCAGTGTCTACAATTAGATATCTCATGCGTTAATAGTAGCATATTATATTAATGCGGTCAAGCGCGGTAATAAAAACTCTGCCCATTTTCTATGTGCATCTGCTCGAAAATGATATGATTGATTGGATCGAAATCCTTGATCCGTTAACCATTTATAATATGTCATATCAGAATTGTATGGACTAATATAACAATCATGCCAATCTAGTTGTTCTTGGGTACGAAAGTCGTTGTAAGTGTTAAAGAACAAATGCGGTATGTCCGAATCTAATAATTCTGTATGAAATTGGTATATTTGTTCGTGAGCCAACTTGGTTTTTTCGTTCCAATTTAAATTTATTACATAATCTTTATATTGTTGTTTTACTGGTTGGGGCCAATCATGTCCCACACCACCAGCGTTTACTTGCCAATACACATTATCATGCAACCATTCCTCACGTTCCCAAGTGCTCCAACCAATGATAATAACATCTGGAATGTAGGTTTCTAAATACTTTCTAGTGGTTCTAAGAATTCTAGAGTTTGAGCTAGCCGATTCGGCATCACAATGTAAAACAGCATTGAGTTGGTTAGCGATTAAACAACCATAACTTGCTTGTTCGTTTGCCGGGTGAGGTTTACGTCCCAAGCGCCAATAGAGAGAATCATCTTCAGCAAAACAATAATCATTTACTGCCTCTGCACCTGCACTATGGCTATCACCGTTGACATATAATATCACGATATTTCGGTTCTTCCGTTGCCTAAATCGTTTTTGTCTACTCTACGCGGCCTAGAATCGATTGGCTGGTTGGCTTCCCATTGTTCAAAATTTTCGTTTAGTATATTCCTACAGATACTTTGAAACCAA